CTTGGCCAACATGGTCAGGTTTGTAACGAATCATTGGATATGCTTCTTCCATTTTGGTAAAAACTTCACGTTTAACCATCATGAAACCTGTACCAATTTCTAACACGGACAAAGGTTCTGTTACAGAAAATTGTGCAGTGCCTTTCACAGGATTAAAAACAAAATCACCAGCAACCTTTTCCAGTTTTTGCGGATCAAGGTCAGGATTCTTTTCAAGTGCACGCTTTACAGAACGCCACTTAATTGCTTTTTTAGGATAAGGTCCGCCGATAACATCTTTATCCAAAGCCAACAACGCAACAACGTCTTGTGGATTAAAGTTGATGTCTGAGTCAATGAATAGTAAATGTGTGCACTCTGAACGATGAATGAATTCATCCACCAAATAGTTACGAGCACGAGTAATCAGAGATTCATTGAACAGGAATGAGAATTTAACCTGAATGCCATACTGCATACAGATTCCTTGTAAGTCCAAACATGCTTTCATGTAAAGACCGTGATTCATACCACCATACATCGGTGTTGCTACGAAGATACTATACTTACGTAAGTCTTCTGTTTTTACTGAAATTTCCATGTAGGCTCCAGGTTAGAAAATAAAAAGGGGAGATAAACTCCCCCGTAAGATTAAGCAGTAAACGATGCGCCAGCAGACAATGCGGTGCGAACCAATGCTTTAGTTGGTGTGCCTAGGCGATAAACATTGATTTTCTTGCCGTTAACAGTCTTTGTGTTGGTGTAGATGCAATGACCTTCTTGGCGAAGTTCATCGATACGTGCGGAAACGTTCTTGATTCCAAAACGGCGTTGTGCAGATTTAACTGTAAAAGTGTTGTAACCTTCAGTTTGTTTCAATGCGTTCAACATGCGGGTTTTTGCGGATAGATTGCTCATAATATAGACTCCTAATAATTTAAAAAAACTCTCTTGCGAGAGAATCACTATCATACTATTATGTATGTAATATGTCAAGCATATTTGTGGTATACTTGATTTATCTGCCAACTTGTGGCAAATATTTTGCCTTGGTTTCTTCCCAAGACAAATAAATCAGGTCATCATAGAATAATGATTCATAGGATACCTGGTTTTTCTTTTGTAGTTGCCGAATCCTAGGTTTAGCATACTTACTTTTCCAAATGTTGGTTAATGTTTCCTCGGACGTATCAAAGGATTTAACCAAGTCTTTGTCACCAATTTCTTTGCGGAGAAATTCATTGGTGTTATTGTATAACGGAGAAAAGTAAATTCCACGTTGGTGTTCTGTGCGAATCAATTCTTTTGGTATTTTTAACTTACCATATGCAAAGTTTAATGAACGATTCTTGTGGTCACGTTTCAGTGGAAGTCCTTGTGTGTTGGTTGCGTCCCACCATTCAAAGTATTTTCTTGTGTGGTTTTCTTTGATCCATTTGTAGACCATGTTAGCAGTTGTGCGCTTAGGCTCAAAAGCAACAGACCCACTAGAAAATCCCATCTTCTGCCAATGTTCCAGACCATCGTATTGAGAAAGCCCGTTGGCTTTGGTCTTTCCATAGAGTGACGTTGTAGTAACGCCAACAAGAGTGTCTCCATAACGAACCTTCCAATCTTTTTGAACTGTATCAGCGAGACACAACAATGCCAACAATTTACCGCCCATGTAATTGTAACCAAGTGGTTGCAAAGGCACAATTGTAGAACCAATTGCAGTGTGGTTAATCATACCTTGTTGCGTCTTAATATCTCTAGACCAACCAATTGCATTGTCACGAGGTGTCAAATCCAAGAAATCGGATGAAATGCAAATAACACCAAGATACTTACCAGAACGTGCATCAACGACTGTGTAAAATAGATTACGACCAATGTTAGAATTGTTCTTCATGGTAGATGAGAATGTACGTATGGCATTCCATGTTTCTGCCAATTCACCATTATGTAATTGCATAATAGGTTCTAACTTTTCATAATCATCTGGAGAACTAGGAACCCAAAAGTTACTCTTGACCTTTTGAATCAACTTTTCTTGTTCTTTGTTGGTCATTTGATATTCATAACCATACAAAGTTGAAATCTCATCAACAGGATAACGTTCTTTTACTTCACACCATTTTTGGTACAAAGTGTATTCTCTAACATCCATTGAAGACGCATAAGTTAGGTCCTCAATGAGGGTTTTCTTTAGTTGTTCTTCATCAATATGTTCGTGAACAGGATTATTTTCCTGCCATTCAGTCCATTGTTTCTCAACGTACTCTAGCGGAGTCTTTGCCATTCTGTTGTTTCGCTTGTTTCATAATAAGTGCTTGGTATTGTGCCATTTTCTTAATTATCTTGTTCCGTTTATCTAAACCAGATTTAAGTGCCAATGGCTTTACACGGTCAGTATACACTATTCCGTTCATGTGGTCAAGCTCATGCAAGAAACAACGTGCAGAAATGCCGTTATACTTACGCACATGTTTTTCGCCATAAAAATCCTGGTACTCTACCGTAATTTTTTCAGGCCTGGTAATTCTCAAACCTAGTAAAGGAAAAGATAGGCATCCTTCTATCATGTGTGCCTCACCTTTAGTTTCTAATAACTTAGGATTAAAGTGTGCGACATAATTATCACCGGCACCCATCACAAAGACACGATGTCTTAACCCGCACTGGTTTGCTGACAACCCAATACCATTCATTTTTCTACATGTTTCTACCAAAGAAGATGCCAAACTATTGGCATTTACATTGATATCCAAGAAAGTAAATTCTGGCATAACTTCACGCAAAATTGGATCATCTTCTGAAACCAAATTATAAATCGGTAATTCAAAATTTGATTTTTTGTGTACTACATCACCAACAGCATCTTCTGTATTAAACTTAAATACTTCACTCATTTTTCCACCTGGCTAAAGTTGTTAACTTTTTTAAACTTAATAATAGACCTAAACTTATCAAAAAGTTGGTCGCCTTTGTGGCTGATAACAAATATATTTGTGTCACTGCCCATATCATGAATCAATTTCAAGAATTCATCCGTTCCAACACCATCCAAACTGGAATCAAATACTTCATCCAGAATCAACAAGTTGGTATTTGTTGAGTTTTTCATCTTAGCAATTTGTCGCCATGTAAATAACAAGGCCAAGTCAATACGCATCTTTTCACCTTCAGAAAAGTTTGAGTAACTAAACTCATCACGGTGACGAGATTTAATTGTTTCCTCAAAGTTTTCATTCAAGTTAAAATTGACAAAGAAGTCCATTGCTTTCAAATACTTATTCACCAATTTATTGATGATAGGCAGATACTGCTTGATAATTCTCGTCTTAATACCATTGTCTTTCAACAATGATGCTGCATATTCGTGGTAATGTTTTTCAACAGAAAGGTTTTCTTGTTCTTTAATCAAAGATGCCAATTCTGTTTTCAATTCTTTCAACTTGTGGTTTTCTTCTGTCAAGTTTTCTTTCTTGTCACTTAGAAGTTTAACCTCTCTGTTTAATTTTGTTACATACTGATTGATTGCGGTAATGGTAGAGTTGTGTTTAACAATCTCGTTGTTATGTTCTGTAACATGTTTTGCAACTTTCATTATCTCATTTAAACGATTTTGCAATTTACCATATTCCGCATTAAGTTCTTGCAGTCCATTCTTTTGCAACAAAGCTTTGGCTACGTGTTCATTGACTTGTTCTTCTTTAAAAGATGCACCAATAGTTTGTTTACATGTAGGACAGTTATCATTGTTGTGATAAAATGCAATATCTTTCTCTGTCTTTTTGATAGAAGATTCAAGTTTGGCTTCCAACTGAACCAGTTTTTTACTTTTGGTTTCAACAGAAGTCTTATCTTCAATCTTCTTGTTCAACAAATCAATATGTTTTTGAATCAGTATGATATCTTTGTTTAGTTTTTCAACTTGTTCTTGGTTTGTTTGTATTTCTTGTTTCTTAGATTCAATTTCTTCTTCGTTATTCTTTTTGTGTTCATCAATGTTCTGTTTCTGCATTTTAATCTTTTCAGAAGTTAGTTCCATTGCGTACTTGTTTTTGGTAGAACTATCTTTGATTGCGGCCATACGTTCTTTGATAAGACCATTCATCGAGGTAAAGATTTGAATATCCAACAATTCTTCAATGATTGTTCTTCTATCAGCAGGAGACAACTGCATAAAAGGAACAAAAGATGCCGAACCAAGAATGACAATTTGCGTGAATGACTTATAGTTAAACTTGAGAATAGATTTCTCTAAGAAGTCTTGGTAGTCTTTCGCCTTGGCATCCTGGTTCAGCAAAACACCGTTGCAATATATTTCAAATGTGTTTGGTTTGATACCACGAATAATTTTATACTGTTTCTTACCAATGGCAAATTCAATTTCTACTAGTGTATCTCCGTTGTTAATTGAGTTTACAAGGTTTGGTTTGTTAATCTTACGAAACGGCTTACCAAACAACACAAAGCACAGAGCGTCCAGAATTGTGGACTTGCCGGCGCCGTTGTTGCCAATAATCAAAGTATTGGGAGATTTGTCCAGTTTAATTTCGGTAAACGAGTTACCGGTACTTAACAAATTCTTCCAAATAATAGTTTGAAACTTTATCATGCCTGTTCTAAGTTCAAGGCCTCCACATACAATTCACGCATCATGGATTTAAGCCTGTTATTATCAATGCCTTCATTCTGAATTGAGTCCACATATTTGTTAATAATGGTTACAGTATCCTCGGCTTCATCAATTATATCACCATCATCATCTTCTGTCAAGTCTAATGCATCTTCAACAATGGTAATATCGAGTGGATTTAGATTATAAATCTTGTTCATGAACTGGTCAAACAGATATGGATTAGTTTTGTTTACTACCACAACCTTAACATAAACACCAGAACATGCACTTAGGTCTTTGTTTAGTACTTCTTTAATCTCTTGGTATTTGTCATCATAGGTTATGCGGTGAAACATAACATTAGGATTTTGTATAAACACCAAGTCATAGGAATCCAAGTCAAAGAGGTGAAAACCACGAGGATCCGAATAGTCCTGCCAGGTCATCTCCATCGGCGTGCCAACATATGTAATTCCTTTTTGAGTTGATTTATGGTGATAATGGCCACTAAATGTGTTTTGAAATTTATCAAATAGATTCATACTTAATCCCTCATCTGAAATTTGTCCTCGGTGCATTGCAAATCCAGAAATTTCAAAATGTCCCATACAAATTGGTGCGGTTGTGTTTTTAATTTCATTCATACAGTTATCATAATTATCTGCACAAATCCACGGAATTATACAAATATCATATGAAGTGTTTGCACATTCCAAATGTACCGTTTGTGGAACATCAATAACTGTAATATTTTCGTAATCTTCCAACAATAGTTTTATTGAATTCACTTCATTTGTATTTTTGAAGTATGTATCGTGGTTTCCAGCCAAAACTATCATTTCAATATTGTATTGAATCAACTTATCTAAGAACATTTCTTTAGTTCTTTTCAAACTATAAAAATTTATATATTTTCTTCTATCAAAAAAATCTCCAAGTTGTATTATAGTCTTTATATTGTTTTCAATCAAATAAGGAAAAAAAGTTTCATTATAAAATTTTTCACCAAAATCTAAAAAAGCAACAGAATCATTTCTCATTCCAAAATGAGTATCACCTAATATACAAATTTTCATTATGAATTCACTTTCTTTTTACAATTATCGTTGTGCCATCTTTTTATATTAGCATTGGTCGCTTCAATTCCACAATGAACACATACACCTTTGTGACTTAAGTATTTTTCTATTGATTGTGTGCTGTGTGTTTTACCATAAAAAGGATTTTTTGAACCGGCATTTATTCCTTTGTTAGATTCGCTTCTAATTTTTTTTTCTTCATAAGACTGAACTCTACCCCTATTTGAATTTCCTATTTTTTGTTTTGTGATTTCACTTAAAACTCTACCAAACGAACCTTCGCCGCCGTTTGTCTCATTATAACCTTCAGTTTTTGAATTTAATTTTTTTATCCATTCTTTTTCTTTTTCGCAAAGTTCTTCAAAACTATTGGCTGTGTCCAACTCATAACACACAAAATTTTTGATTCCGTATAAATTTATTGCATCGTGTAAATGTTGTTTTTCTTTGTTGCTTCTGGCGTGTTCTTTGTGCCTTTTGAATCTTCTTTGTATTTCACCTTTAGTTAATCCAACATACTTTTTACCGTCCAACAAATTTTCTATGCAGTAAATTTTCATAACATCTCCTTTTTGTTTTATTTATGCAAAAAAGACTTTTAACTTACTTGACAAGATAACTATTCTAAAAAGTTTTCAATACCTTTTGGCTTTTTGGCAGACTTCTTATCATCTTTCTTTCTTTGTTGTACGTCTTCATATGATTCAATAAATTCGGCAATATTATCATACAGTTCAAATTGCCTAGAACCTCCGCCTTCCATTTCCAGCATCTCAAATTCATCCAGTATACCAAGTTGTTCGGTAGATTTGTACTTCACGTAGAGTTGTTTTTTCTCTTTCTGAATCCTACGTAGGAACGCATAATATATGATTTGAGTAAAATAGGCAAATGGATTTTTTGATTTGGTAGGATCAAAGTTCTCAAAGTACATAAGACAGTTCTCAATACCATCTCCTATCATATCTTCTCTGTGTGGATAATTTATGAAGTTGGGTTTATGTGATAGACCCTCGGCAATCTTCATCCAACATTCACCAATATAGTTTGGTATTGGTTCATTAGGATTGGATTCTTTCCGTTCTTTGTAAGCAATTAAAGCTTGTAGGAAGTCTGCGTTGTTGATGTAATGTTTAGTGCTCATTCAAATATACCATAATTTTTGTTGACAAAAGACTTGACAAGTGTTAAAGTCTCGGTGTTGACCATTGAAATCAATGAATTGTTTTTTCTTCTGGATCCATTTCATTAAATGCTTGGACGATTAAGTCCTTAATTCTTTCACTCAATTCACTTTGAACCTCTTCTTGGAAACTATCTTCTGTTTCCATTCTCTTGAGGTTTTCTACAGAGTTTTCGTAATATTCAACAAACTCCTCACTAGGTGTTGTAATGAATATAATGTCTTTGTTGTTCAAAATAACCTCATTTCTCTCTACCAATTGTATTGGCAGGAAGAATTTCAACATGATGTGCGAAATTGCACCTCGGTTCGTTACGTCATATAACATCGGATTGATTAAGAGGTAATGGCCTTCCATGATTTCCTCCGTAACACCAATGATGTCACTTCCATTTTGTAGTCGGACAAGTTTTACATTGCTCATTTTTTTAGTCCTATCTTGTAAGTTTTAAATGGAAACTTCTCTTCCGTATATATCTTCACTCGTTCCACGAAGTGTCTTAAAGTAAAGTTCATGTGTTTGCCGACTCGCATGTCGTCTGCAATGTCATAGAGCGTTGCCACTTCCTTACCCTCCGCCTGTCGTAAACCTCGTCCAATAGATTGAAGACTGCGAACTCGTGACTTTGACGGAGATGCGAAGATAATGTTATGTAAATTCCTAATGTTAATTCCAGTAGAAAAAGTACCATAACTGGCCACAACAATAGCGTCATTTTCTATCTCCATAATCCTTCTAATTTCTTCTCTGTCCGCAGTATCTGTTCCGCCGTGGACAAAAAAGACTTTTCGATTACCAATCTTCTCGGTATTCTTAATTAGATTATAAAGGTTCTTGCCATGTTTATCAACCATTTGATATAGTATTAGTGTATTATTACCTAAACTAACTGCAAGATTTTTAATAAATTTATTTCTAGATTCACAGGCAATTAGATACTGAATCTCATCTTGATAATCTGCCTTCTTCATTTCTTCACAAACATCATCTGGATGTTTCAATATTAAGCATTTAATCTCAAACGAAGAAGCAATCTTCTTATCAATCATCTCCTTAGTAGTAATTACCTTCTCCACTGGTCCAAATAGACCTTCTAGTACTAACTTGTGTGTTTTAGTGCCGTCAAGTGTTCCAGTGAGTCCTATGCGATATTTGGTCTTTGTACATGAAGTCAATATCGAAGTTAATGATTGTGCCTTGAATAAGTGTGCTTCATCACCAATGATATAATCAAATTGTTCAAAGTATTCTGGTGGCATTTTGTATAATGACTGCCATGTGGAGATTGTTACAGGCTTTGTTGTAAACTTATCTTTGCCTTGATATATCTTATGTACATTTGTTTCTGAATCCCAACCATAATCTTCAAAATCTTTAGCCAACTGTTCAACCAAAGATGTTGTTGGAACAATAATAAGGCCTTTGAGATTTTGATAATCGAGTAGTTGTCTCACCAACATATAAATGATTAGAGATTTTCCAGAAGCTGTTGGTGAAATCAACATGGCCCGGCGACTCTGCATTGCATGAACGAACGCATTTATTTGGTGGTCGTGTACCTCAAACGGAAGATTTAAGGTTGATATAAACTTCTTGGCATGATATAATGAGAATTCATCTTCTATAAAATCATGTGAGTATGCATAATCACGGTCATTACAAAACTCAACAAGATAATTTAAAAGTCCAATGTATAACTGATTGCTTCTCAGATCGAACAGACGAATCTTACCATCCCAAATTTTGTTTCTAAATGCTGGAACAAATTGGTGACCAGGAACAAAGAATTCAAAAAACTGAGAAAGTTCTTGAGCGATGTGTCTCTCACACGAGATTTTTATATAAACCTCATTCACTTTAGATATAACTAAATCTGTCATTTTATGATTTTTGCTTTCCAACCTTTGTGTTCTTTTCTTTTTCCTAATGCCACACATCTAAGATTTGAAGAATTTAAGTTTTTTTGATTACACCAATCTTTCCATCCACCAGAAACTATAAATTTTTCTCCAAGTGGTGACTCAACTTCATAAGTTGTATTGCCCCACATTGGATGATTTGTTTTATCTTGAAAATGTTTTTTCTTTTTGTCACTTATTGTTTTTTTAGTTTCTTCGGAATGAGGAACTCTATGTAATCCTTTTTTTCGGATTTCTGCCATTTTTATTTGATGTGCAATTTCTTTTTCTGTCGGACCTTGCTCTTTAAGTCTTTTTATAAAAGCTTCATTGCCAAGTTTAGATCCTTTTCTGGACCATTTCACAAAATCATTTTTGTGTATTTTTGCATGGTCTTCTGGTGTCAATAGAATTAAATTTGATATGTCATTATTGTTTCTATTTTCGTCTATATGATGAACATCCATTCCTTGCATTTGTATATCTGTATAATTGTGATGTTCTTGAAATATTT